CACCCGTGTAGTCGATGCGGCGCTGGTGTTTGGGGCGCCGATCCCCCACCTGCCGTTGCACGGTGGCCGCTTGCCTGGCCCACCAGTCCCGAATCGGCGCCCCAAACACCAGCGCCGCATCGACTACACGGGTGAGGGCCTGTTGCGTCAAGGTGCGTGTGAACAGGGCCGCTTCACCTATCGTTTGCAAGAGACGCTGCGTCTCATGGTGCACCCAGTCGGCGATATCCTGGCGCACGGCTTGATGCGTCGCGGCAATCGCCCCAAACGCCTCATTGGTGAGCTGGGTCACCAGGGCCACCAGCCCTTTCACCCGGCGCAACCGCTCAGGCAACGTCGGCGGCGCGGTGGGGTCATCGACCGCCACCTGTGTGCGCAGGCGGCGCCAGAAGGGCAGCAGCCGATGCGTAATCCGCTGCTGTTCGCCAGCTTCGAGGCGGGCCAGCGTCACGGCTTGCCCCAGGAGCGCGTTGGTGAGTTTGTCGGTGCGGTCACTCATCACGCATGCCTTAGAATCCTGACTGGATACGCCCACATTTCAGACATTGGCACCCGTCCGCTGGCACGATATAGAAGAGATCGCCCCCGCATGCACAGACCCACCGCACGCCCTTGGGAGGCTCAGTCAACCCCTGGTAAATGGACTTGAACAACCCACATTGGGGACATTCCAACTCCTCCACCGTCCCGACAGGACTCACAGCGACATAGATATGCCCGCAGTGTAAGCAGCGGGCCTCCCCAGTCAGATAGGGGTCTTTGCGCGCAGGGAACGGAAGAATCTGTGCCATAGATTACGCCACCACGCCGTTGCTGGGGCTATTGGTCGCCCCATTGGTGCTCCCGTTTGGCGTCACCAGGCGCGCCATCGCCGGCATTTGCGCTTCGATCCGGGACTGTTCTTCCTCGAAATCTACGCCGGGTTCCGCCATCTCGCCCTGTTGAACGTTCCAGTAGAATGTTTCCTGGCTCATATGCCCACCTTGCACCGCAGCCAACAGCGCCGTCAGCATCTGCGGCTCCAGCTTGACGGTGACAAAGTTGGTGGGCAAGCTGCACCGGACCCGCGCATCCTCAGCCGTCTGCGCCGCGCCAAACCAGAAGGCGTGCATCCGCAGCAGCCGCGTCAATCCCGCGCTGAGCGCCTGGGCCAGCGCGGCAATGACACTGGTATCCCCGGCTTGCCGCATGCGAAAGGCGCCGAGCGTCTCATTCGTTTCGGGCTGGCCTTCCAAGAGGCGGGCGCCTAAGCTGGCCATTTCCGCCTTATCATCGAGCATGGCTTGCCGGAGCGGCTCCAGGCCGTGCCCCTGGAACTCCAGCATGCCAATCTTGGCATCGGCTTCCTTCAGAAAAATGGCCATGTCGCTACCCAGGACCAATTCAGCAAGGGGCTCCCCATTGGGGCCAAGGTCCAGGCTGGGATCATGGCCGGTCACCCAGGGCGTGGGGCTGGCGGTCAGGTGCAGGGACCATTCATAGTCCGCGCTATGCCGCCAGTAGGACAGGTTGGTGTCGGCCAGATCGTTGATCGGGGACAGTTCGACTTGCGGCTCGAGATCGTTCACGCCAAAGAAGACAAAGGGCAGAAAGGTGAGTGGGGCGCCTTGGCGCTGGGGCACGACCTGCGTGACCTGCTGGCGTGTGCCGGCATTGGTCACCAGTTCGACCGTTTGTGTATAGATGCCGTCAATGAGCTGCAGCGTGCGAATCGTCTCCAGCGGCTCCTGGGTATGCCCATCGGCGCCCAGGACGTAATCACACTCCACCAGCTCCACATGGAGCAGTTGGCGTCTCCCGTCCACAATACCCACCGTCCAGTTGGTGATCTGCTCTGCCGGGTAGCCGGCCCAAAAGGGGCGTTGGCCCACGCTATCCATATCCACCAGCACGCCGTAGCGGCCCATGAGTAGCGTTTCTCGAAAGATGAGCCGCGCGAGGGACTGGAGGGACACGCCCGTAGACGTCAACGCTTCAAGCTGTGCTTCCACCTTCGGCGGCGCGGCCACGCTGAGCGGTTGCCGAAAGGCCAGGCCCTCAAAAGCTTGCACCGTGCGCCTAGTCGCCCCAAACCACTTGGGGCGTGTCAGATAGCCCTGGTAGCGTTCATCGTCCATATTGGTGGGCTGCGGGAGATAGCGCGTGGTGCCCCGCAAGAGTGCTTCCCGCCCCGCATACACATCCCGTAGTTTGCGCCACGTGGGCGCCATCAGGGTATAGTCGGGGTGCGGGAAATGCGGGGCAACGGCCATAGGATTAGTCCTGCCTCTGGCCGTTCTGCATGGCCCGTTGGTGCGCGTCCGCCATCATGCGCGCATGCTCGGCCATCGTCTGGGGACTCGCCGTGGTGGGGCCCATCGGCAGGGGCATCGCCATCGCCGGCAGGGAGACCCGGACAGGCACAGCGGTTTGCGTCGTCGTGGTCGTCGTCACGGCTTACCCCTTCTTGGTTTTCTTGAGGCCGCGCTTGGCCAACCGCTTGCGCCCAGCCGCAGACGCATTTTTCACAATGGTCGTCGCAATGGCAAAGGCTTTCTCGGGGGAATCGCCCTGGGCCTTCAACCCCTCGGCAGCCTTGTTGCGGGCCTTGCGGGCGGTCGTGCCCACTTTCATCGAGACCTTCTTGCGTGCCATGCGCGTCTCCCACACACAAAAAAAGCCCCATCGGTACGCAATGCACCAATGAGGCTCGGGGTGTCCGGTGGCCTGGGCTCACTCACGCGGAGTGGCAATCTGGGGGAAGAAGAAACTGGCCTACGCTAAGTGTGGACGTCTAGGACATTTTTGTCAAGCACAGCACTACTCCCTTGACAGGCGGAAGGACAATCCTGCGCTGGCTGCCCTGCTTTGAGTGTCAAGAGTACTTCTGCCTTCCCGATCACGCCCCCGTGCTTATACAGCGTGACCACACAACTAGAATACTGCGCTTGCACCTGGCAAAGCTGTTGCCAGAGATCGGGAGCGATGGGGAGGCTCATACGCGGAACTTCCGGGTCTGCATGGGGCTACCGGCCGCAAGCAGTAACTCGGTCAGCGTCCAGACCAGTGCATCTAATCGGTTCGGACTCGCATACCCCGCGTCTGGCACCCAGGTACACATTTCCCCTTCCAGATCCGGAAACGTGCCGACATGCCACACTTTATGCTGCGTATACAGGACACTCACCGGCTCCGCGCGCGCATATTTGCCATGACTCGCCCAAACCGTCTTCATGTTGACGGTCGCATCGACATGGCGAATCGTCATCGCAACCATCTCCCCGCCGTGATTCCGCTCAGGGACCAATGCATGGGCATGATATTTGTGATACCCTGATACGCCTTGCTGCGCCCAGGTTTCGGGATCGCCCGACACGGAGAGATCATCGAGAATCAACGCGCGGCCATCCGCCGTCCGCCCACCGACAACAATGCCGGCATCATGGCCCGGATCAATCCCGACCACCACACGGACAAAATCCGGCAACGGTCCTACCCAGCGATGCGCGTCAATCAGTTGCTGGGTCCAGAGCGCGCCAGGAATCGCCTCAATGTCCTCAGCAAGAATCTCTTGCTTATAGGCCAGCGCCGTCATGTCCTGACTAATCTCAGATAGCCCTTCCTGCGACAAGTGCGGGTTATCATGACTCGTAAAGGTCCAGGCTTCCCAGCGGCCCGTAGCATCTTGTCGAGCTGCCGCATACATCTTCGCCGCATGCCTAGGATCATGGGCCTTGCTAATCCCAGCCGTACGGAAAGATGGTGGTGTATAACAAAAAATACTATTTCCATTCGTGTCAAGCATCATCGGCGCCCCGACAATGCCCCAGGCATCCTCGTTCATAAGCTGAAATTCGTCCAGAATCAGTGTTGAGGCATAATCACCGCGTAAGGTATCGGCATTAAAGGCGGTCTTGGCTTTGATGCGCTGTTCGGTCCAGGGCAGTTCTATCGTATGGTCGGTCTCATTTTTCTTGAAGATGCCGGCGGCGATGGGTTCATACAAGGCCGTCGTGACTTCTTTCCAAAAGCGGTTGACCTGCTCCGCCGTCGGCACCGCATACAGGATGCGCTCACCTGCCAGAAACCGTTGCACGGCCAGGATGGCCAGGCCGGTGGTATTATGTGTCGCAATAAAATGGTCGGTCAGATATAAACCGCGTGGATCGGAAATGCGGATACATTGGGCATCTGCTTCACCGCACGGCGTGACTCCCTGAATCAACCGACTAGGAGCAAAGACGCGACAACGTGTCTTTGCTTGCTTACGTGGCAAACCAAAAAGAAGACTTGCATCAGCAAACAACACCGTCTGACGAAAGACTAAGCGTGTCTCTTTCTGTACTCCGTTACGAAGATAGCCACCCATCTTCGTCTGCTGATAACACAGCCCCCCCACAGATTGAATAATTTCGGCAAAATCTTCTGCCAAACGCGCTGACGTCTGCTCTAATTTTGGCTGGCCACAACTATCCACTGCCCATCAGTATCTA